ACCACCCCATATCATTTCTACGTCTTTACACTTTGGGCAATTTATCATTAGTACAATGTCCTTTTATATTAAACTCGCCTATTTCTGTATAGGTCTTACACCACCATTTTTTTTCATGATATATCTTGGCTGGATTACCACAGATATGGCAAACAGGTGATTTAGGAACTTTTATTAGTTTTACAGATTCCATAGTGTTCCTTGTTCATATCAGTCCAGTTAAAGTAACACCACCACTTTTTGTCCTTGTCCATATACATAGCTTCTTTGCCACACTCATCACAATAGAAAGGTTCGCCATACTTATATATCTCTTGCTTTTTAGTCTTCATCATGTAATTCATCTTCTATCCACTCATCTTCTTTTAGCTTCGCTTCTAGCACAGCTATTTCAGTCTGATGAACCTTAACCATTTGCCCTATGTACCATTGAGCCTTGTTACAGTCTTCAATCTTATCTAATAACTTTTCTGACTTCAGACCTTCTCGGCTAATGTACTTTAAAGCGTTGCCTTTAAGGTAGCCATAAAATTCAGCACTACTTAACTTTGCTTGTAGGTACTCAATAGTTTCAATGCCACCTGCCTTATAATGCTCTGGATTTATTTTGTCGCTCATCTTCTTTCTCCTTACGTTTTTTATGTATATCTTCAATGGTACTTCTTACTCTGTCTAAAGACAGGTTACTTAAACTACAACATAACTGTAACATCTCATCATCATCAGTATACAGCCATTCTAACGCATAACGCTTGTCGCCTACTTTGTTTTTCAACGTAATAGGCTTGCCTTTTTGCGTAAAATACCCATGTTTATTAACTCTTGCTTTAAACTTTTCTTCTGCTTTTAAATCTTTTTTAGTTGGGTCATACAAAGCGTCTACGATTGCTTGAGTTAAAATTGCCTTGTAAAGCCTAATGACATTCTCCATCTTTTCTGCATTAGGCATATCAAGCATATCAGATTCTTTCAATTATTTTCCCTTTATACTGGTACGAAACGGTATATCTCTTATATCAATACACTCTTTCTTTGTCTTTAAAAAGACATTGCCGTTGGCTTCTATGCTTTCATAAAGATGAAAGTTCTTACCATGACAATGGTAATTCTTGTGGTGTGGCATAGTATTGACAGCTATTGTTATTAAGCTACCAAGAAATATTACAACACCTAAAATTCCTAAATGCTTTTTAGTCATTTTCACTACCCCTATATAATACATAAATCCTGTTGTTTAAACAATGTATCACTTATAATAGACCCTTGATTAACTAACTAGGACTACTACCATGTGGACAAAACCATCAGCTACAGAAATGCGTTTCGGCTTTGAAGTAACAATGTATGTAATGAACAAGTAATACATGTAATACATGTAATACACTTACCCTCAAGTTATCAATGCAAGCTAGCCTAGACCTATTCCAAACTAACTTAACCTTGAGGGCAGTGTAACCCCTAGTACCTCTTAAAAAGGTATATCTTCTGCTACTGCTTCTTTAGCTTGTGGCACAGAACCAGATGACGCACCTTGACTTTCTCCAGTATAAAACACTCTTGTATTACCTAATATAACGCCCCTTACACCAGACTCACGCTCTTCTTGAGTAGTAGATTGGGTAATCATACCATTGTTGTCGTACTGGTCTTTCTCATCTAAATTAACAAAAGTAGTGATGTTGAGGTATGTACCTTTCTCACCCTTAATTAATTTAGCCTTATCAATCTTACTTACATCTATACTTGCTGAAATTCCTACTGTTGCCATTAGTTACTCTCCTTAATAAATTTAACTGAATCCTGAACCTCTGTTACAAAGTCTTGGACATCTTTTTCCAGACGGGTGATTAAATCGTCATCTCTCTCTACTCTAACTATGAGCATTTTTTGTTCTCCATGAAAATGAGGGTGGTAACATACAAAGTCGCACCATTCTCTCTCGGGCATACAAGCCATTTGCCATTGCATTTGATGTGCCCATTTGCTTGGAATCTTTCTTGTCATTAAAATTTCTGTGTGCGTTGTAGGTGTTGGACACTTAATCTCAATTAGCCCGTTTAAACCAACTAATCCGTCAGGACTAGCACCAGACATATTAACTGTTGGGTGGTCAATAAAACCTATCTCGGTCACATCCACACCCTTTAGTAACTCTTTCTTTTCTATATACAAGTCCCTTGCTTCATCCTCGTGTTCAGTCCCCCACCGCATTGCGTCATTAACAAATACAGGTACATTTTTGTTAGTCAGCAATTCAGTAATAAGTTGAATACGATACTTACGCTTGTAAGTAGACTCGCCATTCTTTACCTTAACAACAACATTGTCTATGTTAGAGGCAGTTACTTTGCCTAGCCTTGCCTGAAACCACTCTTCGCTACGCTGCTCCATCTTTTTCCTCCTTTACCTTCTTAATGAAAGGCGTAACTAACTTCCTGTCAGCTCCATCTAGCGTATTAAAATACTTTCTAGCCTCATCTATACCTTGCTCATTAAAGATGTTAGTAATGCGTTCTAGCACGTCACCTTCAGGTAAGTCCTCGTTTTTATAAATAAACATTCCGATTCCTTGAAGGGCTATTGCTTTAGCCAGACATCTTTGCATAGCCGTATTTAAATGCATAGCATTAGGGTTTTTAATTGCTTGGTTTTTAAAATCTAAAACAGGCAGTTGTGCAGTCATAGATTTGCCAAAAGCATGGACAGTACAGAATACCATCATACTCCCATCGCCCATAATCATAGGCTCTGCATAATCCCACGAGGCTTGGGGGTCTTCTTGTAGTAAATAATCGGCGGCAACACTCCAAGAAATGTAGTTAAATTTACCCTTCTTTTCTATATGCTTACTAACATCTAACAATCTTAATTCTTTATACTTACTCATTTTGATTCCCCATATATCTCATTAAATTTTTGTATTTCAGCAAATAGATTAAACTCACCTCTTACTGCTTTAGTTAATGCTTGCAGTTGTGTGCGTTTCTCTTCTCTTTCTATCTCTGAATATAATTCGTGTAGTTGTTCTTGTTGCTCTAGGTCTGCTTGATTGGTATCAAGTATATATTGGTTTGTTTTCATTTTATCTTCCTTATTCTTAAAGGTTAATTAATATTACAGCTTTACTATACCAGTTCAATTTCATTTGTCAAACTTTTTATTTACTTCGTCCCAGTCCTTTGTTTTAAAGACTTGCCCGTCTTTGCTTGTTGCCTTGTAGCTCACCTTTCCAAATAGTTTGGTTAGGTCTTTAATAAACTCGTTCACGCTCATAATGGTCGCTCCTTGTAAGTTAATGTTTTAATGTCAAACCAAAAACCAAACGTGCCTTCATAGGTATGGTTACGTTGTTTCTGTACTAACAGTAATGCCGTTGGTTCAGTCTTGCGGTCTTCAGGTAGGTCGCCTGTGCTGTTTAAACGCTCATGCTCCCTGTTACGCCATACACATAGAATGTTATCCACTAGGTTTCTAATGTGGCTAGAGCCTAGAATGTGGGTAGCGTCTGGTATGGTAGACTCATCCATTTTCTTGGTATGGGCTACTAGAAAGATGTGTATGTTTAAATCCCTAGCAATGCAACTCAACCTATTAACAAACTGTTTTTGAGCTCCATAGTCTTCCTCTGATACGGAATCCACCTTCATTAAGCTATCTATCACCATGACATCACAACCTAATACATGCTTGCCATAATGAATACTAGCGTACAGGTCATCCTCGCTAGTCGTAGATTGTTGGTCATAGATGTACAGTCTGTTCTTATACTCATCACAAAACTCGCGTATGTACTGGTCAGTAGGGTCTGTCATACCCTTCTGCTGTATCATCCTAGCAATTTGTAATACAGGTCGCATTTCCATACTAGCTACTAACACCTTTGTATAGTTCATCAGGTGTAATAGTATCTGCGATAGAATCATAGATTTTCCGCTACCACTTGAACCTGTTATGCAAGTTACCTCACCCTTCCTTACTAAAAAGTCAGGGTCAGTCTTCCTCCACCCCATAGAGTAACCACTATTTTTTTCCTCGTTATAATACTTGATTACGTCATCATAAAGATTGTCAGTAGACTTAATCTTAAAGTCTTCCGTTATTTCGTAATAGCCTTCAGCAACTACTTGCTCCTTCGTTACTGTTAACTGTCTTACTACATCACCTGTGTTCATGTTTAAACAACTCCTTTTGGTATCACAGAGCTTTTGCTATTGGTATCTAGCCAACGCTCTTGGGTTAAGATAGTTTCTGGAGAGGGGTTAAATCCTTCCTTCCACGCCTTGCTGTTACTCATACCGCTAGTCCAGTTAATGATGTCAGTAGCTATCTTGTCCAACCTCTTGGTTCTCCACTTCTCCTCACAACCTTTCTTATTAACCTTCCTTGTGTTGGGTAACATATCCCACCACTTGGAAAAGTGTGCAGAGGGTGCTTTAGTAACAACTGCTTTAGCAGTCATCGTATAAGGTTTCTTCTCTTCTCTACTATTCTCTAGTATAGGCGTTGTATATACTTCGTATAGACCTTGTATAGACTCATCCTCTAACCACCCTTGCAATGCGGTTAACAGCTTAACCATTTGCTTTTCATCACGTCTTAATCTAAACGCTATTTCCTCAACGCTTGGCAAGATTCCTTCAGACTCACTTGCTAAACACCATAGCTCAATCAGAGTTACCTTCTCATCAGGTTTTAGTCTGCTCCACTCTAAATCGTTTAGTAGGTCAGCACCATACAATTTAAACCATGACATCTTTTTCTGATACTTCGGATTCTTGGGCTTATAGTGTTGGTACTTGTCCCAGTTCTTAATCTTCAGCATGATTTTCCTTTTTATGTTTAAACATTGTTACTTAACAATTCCTTAATCTCAAACTGTCGCAATTTAGGAATGTTCCCTGTGATAAACCATTTGCTTACCGCTTGCCTACTGATTTTTAGTTGGTCGGCAACCTGTGATTGGTTCTTAAAGTTATCTTTAACAAATTCTAATGTGATATTGTCCATACTTACTCCTTAAATTAATTGAATGTCTATTGTAGTTGCTAGTAAAAATAAGTCAACATTTATTACATCGTTTTCTTCATTTCTTTTACTTCTTCTTTAGCAAAGTTTATGGCAAACTCTAACAGCTCATCTGCGTACTCTTCTTTCGGTGCATAAAAGTACAAAAGATTTAGTATGCTAGATACTAGCCCTGCCATATGGTTATGGTTAGGATTCTTTATCTTTTTTTCTAGCAATCCAGCAGACTTCACGCCTACCTGATAGCCTACGTCAAACTCTTTTTCTGTTTTAGTCATTACGCTACTCCCCTATAAATTTAATACGATAGTCTTCTCGGTCATAGTCCAAACCATCCTGTTTAACTTCCATTAAGAATACATCTAGTTCTAACATCGCCTCACCAAACGATTTAAATACAGTTGGTGTATCATCGGTATGCCACGTGTTAACCCAGCCATCACAGATAGTGTCCGTTTGTATCTGATACATTACTCGTCCTCCCCAAACGATTCAGTTAAAAAATCATCAATCACATTGGCAACATGATTCCTGTGAACATCTACAACAATCTCATTGTCCTCTTCGTCATAAGCTACTAACTTCCATGATGTAATATTCATTACTCGTCCCCCTCGTAGTCGCCTATATAATATAAGCCGTTATCGTAACGATACTGTGCGTCCTCCCTTGCCAGTATCCATGCCTCTTCACTTGAGTGCCCATCGTTAGTAAACATCTCATGAGCCTCATGTTCTAGGTTCTCAATGATTTCTTCTTTCTCAATTACTGTGCTCATTACGCTACCTCCTTTTCTTTTGATTTTATTTCTTGATAACCCCAATCCCCATAATCGCAGATTTCTTCAAAGGTTAGGGTAAATATATCTTTTTCTACTTCCTTTCCGTTACTATCTATTTCTGTTCCTGTCCAATCGGGTTCGTGAAAATCGCACAAATCAAATCGCATTT